GAAGTAAACAATTTAATAGATTCATCTTTACGCCCGACCCAGTAGGCTGAAACTGCTCTTTCAAATGTTAAGCAATAATCGCCGTAATACTCAACATCAACGGGCAAAGGTTCTAAGTATTCATAATCGAATACAAAGAATGAACCAAGCACAGACCATGTGTAGCACTCTTGCCAGTTGGCTTGGCGTTCGTGAAAGCGAGCCAATAAGAAATAGGCTTCTGGTCTGGATTCATCATAGGCAATCGCTTGTAATAAACAATTCGTTACAGTATGGATTCGGTCATTCTGATCGTCAAAACACTTAGCGAGTTTGAGCAAAGATGTGTACACAAGGGTTTGATGTGTCTTGTAGCCATATTCCATTGCGCGTAAATAAAACGATACTGCTGATGCGCTTTGATTGAGTTTCTCATATTCAACGGCGCAGTTAAAGTTCAACTCTGGGTTGAATGGGTCTTTGGATAGGTCAGCAATTAGTTCTTGGATAAGCACTCGGAAATCATCTCCTCGATAATGTAGGTAGGTGTTTGAAGGATAAATGCGGCGTTATCTTGAAAGCCAAAGGTAATTAAGACATCATCGCCGTATTGCGCTAAACCAACGCAGAATTCAATCTTGGCATCTAAGAATGAGAATGGTTCGGTGAAGCCAAGAATCTCGTAATCCTTTGACCAAACGGCAAAACGATGGCGATAGATAGCATCCTTTTGGTTTAGATAGTTTTTGTACAAATCTACTTCGTGCATAATCGAGATGTGGTAATCACCCCAAGGAATCAACTGGGATGAGCCACGCTGATCTTTCCCGTTGAACTCAACAGGCTTAACTGATACTTGCGTGGTCTTACCATGAGGTTCGGCGTGAACAATCTCGGTAGGTACGCTCCACTTAACGAAGTGATACGGCTTATCAATGATCGGATACCAGTTCTTCTCACAGTAAGAATTGTCTGGATCAGGCGCAGGAATTCGATAGCGCGACACCTCTTTAACTGTGAAGTTAGTTTTATCGAAATCTACTTCGGTATATTCCATTCGCCCTTGTCCATTGACAGTTGTATCTCGGCGAACACCAACGAGATAGTAAGTGCCATTCCACTTAACAAGTCTGGCATCTTCAAGCCCGACAAACTCCCAAATGGGTTGATGTAAGTTAAGCATTTCAACCTTGGCAAAGTTAGTCATTTCTAATTTGTCATTAAGTCGGCAGATGTAATTTTCCGTTGTAAGTCGTTGATCCTTTTCAGGATGCAGATATGCGAGCGGCCCCCATTTTGAAGGGAAGCGTTGCGAACCCTCTGCGTGGTAAAGTGTGTAATTAACATGGCGCAAATTGATAAGGATATCTCCATCATCATCAACGAATACTGAAGGATTCATTAAACCAGTTCCATTTGTTAATCCATGAGGAATAACTAACGGGGCTAACTTTCCACCATACGAAACAACGCGTTCAACGAAATTCATATAGCAAGCATACAATAAGGAGTAACAATGGGGTTGTTAGATCGCTTCGCTCAGGCTATTGCAGAGCGAGTAGAGAAATCTCCAAACATTCGCCCACAATCGGCTACACCTGTTAATGCAAGTGCGATTCAAAGCACTAGCACCGCGACATACAATTCAACACCGCTTTTCCGTAACGATGTATTAGCAAGCAATCCATTTCCTGCGGCAGTACCTCTTTACCCACAAGCGATTAACCCACTTAATCCAAATACTAATCGCCCTGATCCACGCCGTTTTGAGTTCCTCGTTGCTCAGAACATCAATATCTTTGAAAATCGTTTAATTCCATTTAAGACACTACGCGCCGCCGCAGATCAAATAGATATCCTTCGCCGTTGTATCGAAGTTCGTAAGGCAAAACTTACAGGTTTAGATTGGGATATCGTTCTTAGCGAAGCGGCAACTGAAAAGATTATTTCTGAATCTGGCGGTAATCATCTTCAAGCAATGGCAAAAGCGCGAGATCAATATGCTGATGAGATTGCTCGTTTACGCTCTTTCTGGGAAACACCAGACCCACAAAACGGATTGTCATTCGTTGATTGGTTCGGCATGGCAATCGAAGAAATTGATTCGATTGATGCGCTTGCTATTTGGCCGCAAATGACAGTTGGTGGCGATGTAAAAGGCTTCCAAATCCTTGATGGTTCTACAATCAAACCACTTATTGATGATCGTGGTATGCGCCCAACTCCCGATATCGGGCCGGCTTTCCAACAAATTCTTTATGGATTTCCACGCTCTGAATTCGTTGCAGGAATAGATAGCGAAGATGCAGATGGTGAATTTAGTTCTGATGAATTGGCTTATCTTGTTCGCAATCGCCGAGCATTTACTATTTGGGGTCAATCACCCGTAGAACGCGCACTTCCTGTTGCAGATATTTACCTACGCCGTCAGCAATGGTTAAAGGCTGAGTTTACTGAAGGCACAATGCCTAAGTCATGGCTCGAATTGCCAGAGAACGCTAACCTCACACCAGAGCAGATTCGTGCTTACGAAAACATCTACAATGATGATCTTGCTGGCATGACCGAGCAACGCAACAAACTTCGTTTCTTGCTTCCCGGCGCAAAGTTGCTTTTCGAAGAAGGTTATTCTGAGAAGTTCAGCGACAAACTCGATGATTACCTTGTCACATCTATTACTGGACACTTTGGCGTTCTTCCAACTGAAATTGGATTCTCTGCTAAAAGTGGTCTTGGTGGTAGTGGACATCAACAAGGTGAAGCCGAAGCGGCAGAATCAATCGGAATTATTCCAACTGCTCGTTGGTTCTCTGAGCAATTCTCACAGTTGTCTTATCGCTGGTTAGGTATGCCACGCGAACTCGAATTCCGTATTGCTCCAAGTGATCGCACCGATAATGCTGATAAAGCAAAGCGCGATGACATTGAAGTTCGTAATGGTGGAATGACAGTAAACGAACACCGCTCTGAAAAAGGTTTGCCACTTATTGAATCACCAGAAGCAGATATGCCTATCCTCGTTGCTGGTCAATCTGTATTTATGTTTAGTCCAGAAGGCTTAATCGCGGCTGGAACACCCGTTGATGAAGATGGAACTCCTGATGAAACTCAAACTCAACCTGCTGAAAGTGCGCCTGTATCTACTCCTGCTGAAAAGCCAACGGAAAAGCCAAGCGAAAAGTCAGCACAAGATGAAATCCGATCTTTCCTTCGATGGGTACGAAAAGGAAATACCAACCGCACATTTAATTTTGAACAGGTTGAGCAAACATACGCCGAAGTTCTAAATAAATTTGTTGAAGCCAATGATCTCGATGGAGCGCGTTGGTATGCCGAGCGTTATTTGGGGTTGTAAATGCGCTGGCCCGCACATGGAACAACTGTTCGCCTAAGCGCGAAACACGCTGACAGACTTCAAACCGCTTTCGATAAATGCTTTGATGCTGATGCGATAGCGAAGGCATGGCAGGAAACACATCCCACACCTACCGAGGTTACGCCACAACAGGCGAGAGATTGGGCTAAAGTCCACATAACTCTCAATACAAAACCTCTCATGGATGTCCTGCCACAACTTTATGCAGATGGATATGTAACTGGTGAAACTGCTGGTGCATATATGTTGGCACACCTTACACAAAACAAGGCTAGTGCTACATCTACTGTAACAAATTGGGATACATGGAAGCCCGGCTCACAGGCGGCAAGTGCATTATTAAAACCTAAAGGTGGCTTACAATCACTTTTAGACAATCGCGGAATCACTATCGAAGGTATTACAAATACCAAGATAGATCGAATCGGAACAGTTTTGGCTAAAGCAGTTGCACAAGGTATTACTCCAACTGCCGTTGCTCCGCTTGTAGATAAAGTGGTTAATGATCCACAACAAGCACTCGTTATTGCTCAAACAGAAATGAGCCGAGCAGTATCAGTTGCTTCTCGCCAGTTATATCAAGATTCAAATGTTCAGCAAGTTGAATGGCTCGTTGCCGAAGGTTGCGAAGATTGCCAAGATAACGCTGATGCTTCTCCTATTAGCATTGATGACACATTCCCAAGTGGAGATACCGAACCACCTGCTCATCCCAACTGTATGTGTTCTCTCGCTCCTTATTCAGACATTTCTTTGAGTAATGAGCCAGACTTGGTAAAATTTGTTCCTAGTGAACACGAAGTCGAG